TGAGTTCTTGTTCCTGCAAAGGATAGCAAGTAACCACCTGGTTTCAATACTCTTAAACATTCTTCCCACATCTCAACAGAAGGCACATCATAATCCCACTTTTTGCCCATGAAACCACCAGTAGATTTATTCCCACTATTCTTAGCAGCACTCAATCCGTATGGCGGGTCAGTTACGATACTATCTACTGAATTATCATCTAATTCTTTTAGTTTATCTAAACTGTCACCAAGAATACATTTATTTTTTGTTGTGTATTCATTCATATTATTCAAATCCTCCCATATCATTATACTTTTTCGACAAAGTTTTTCTTAAATATTCTTCTGAATTATCCATTTTTCCTTGAGCGTCCTTCCCATCAACAGTTGAAGCATCATGTACTTGTATTAACCCTGTATTTGTATTAATACTCGCAGGAAATGTAATTCCATCAATTCCAAATCTATTTTTAATGACATGAAATCTGCCCGTGTTAGCTATCTTATCTTCTACCTTACGACTTATACTCATTACAAAATCTGCCGTCATTACTTTGGAATAATCTTCAGCAACTTTGCTTGCATCAATTACTTCTTCCTCCAAGCTGGATCTGTTTGCTTGGCTAGCAGTCCAAATTGGAATATCGAATTCTCCTGCAACACCACGTAAATTCTCATACGTTTCTCCAGTTGCATGCCTCTTCTCTTTATAGAACGCAGTAGGTTTCAGAATATCAGCATAATCCACTATTACTATATCAGGCTTAATCTCTTGCAATTCCATCTGTTTTAAGTGAGCCGCTATTGTATTTACAGTAGCAGACCGAGTTGGATAATACTTAATAATTAATTTGCCTGTAAGTTTATCAATTACTGATTGAACGTCATCTTGATAAAATTTTATATTCGATGTAGTAATTCCACTAAATACTGTATCGTATCTTAACCCAACATAATTTGCGTTCAATTCCAATGTATAATGTACTACTGTTTTTCCACATTTTACAGCATGCGCACCTAATGATTGTAATGCCCATGTCTTACCAATTCCAGCAGGCGCGACTAATACTCCTAATTCTCCACCAGCCAATCCACCATCCATTACCCCATTCACAGCATCCCACGGAGTTCCCAATGTTTCTCTTACCGAACCAGTAAGCCTATCTTCTAATGATATGATGTAATCATGACCCAAATCTCTTTCACTGCCAGCTTTCATAGCATTATCAATAATAACTTTTATCTCATCATACTTTTTCTGTTCAAGTAAATCTACAGCATCTACGATAGCGCCTTTAAGTACCTGGTTCTTACAGAATCCTAACGTTTCCTGCTTTACGAATTCTAAATCAGTAGCTTCGATGTTTCTCCAAGCATCTTTAAGATTTTCTATAACAGACACTTTTAGAATCTCATTTTCTAATTGAGTAATTTTAATCTTCAATACTTCAAGTGTAGGAGCTTTTCTAAACTCTATGAAGTATTCGCTTATCTGTTTAACTAACCAGGCATTAGCATCAGAATCAAAGTATTGTGGCTCTAATATATCACTAATAGTTTGTATAAATTTATTATCTGATAATAACGATGATATTATCTTTGCCTGGAACGTCGGCCCAAATGAGTTAAAATTTTCACTCACCATATAATTCTTTCCTCTGTTTTTCCTTTAATTCCATCATCTTTTTTCTTCTGTATCTTTCACGAGCCTTTGCTTGTAATACTGCTCTGTTTCTATAATAGTATTCCATAGACCATTTTCTCTGGGCTACCTTCTTTTCTTCTTTTGAGTTATATTTCGTTTGACGACCCATGCGTTTTTTCCGCCATTTGATTGAGTTTTGTAAAACATTGTACCATCCAGCTATCCATATTTGGAAGTGATGCAAACAACCTATCTTCTATAAATCTTTTCTGAAACTGCATTTTGTTTAATTTGTTTATTGGTTCTCTTACTTTATCCATTATCTTAGTTTTAGCAGAAGCACTAATATCTACTTCATCTAATTGCATTAATGAGTAATTTCTTTTTAATAATTCTTCACTCTCTTTTAACTTTTCATCTTCTTCAATAATGTCATCAATAGTAAGTATCTTATCTTCGAGTAAAAGTGGTAATTTTTTTTGTATTGTTTTTAATCCCCAACCACGGACACCATCTATATTATCAGATTTATCTCCGTCGATAGCCCTATATACTGCAAAGTTATGTGATGGTATTCCGTAATCTTCTAATACTTCTGGTGCACCATATAACTTCTTTTTAGTGGGAGACCATACTGAAACTCTTGAATTTACAAGTTGTAGAAAATCTTTATCCGTAGACATTAGTACCACTTTAGATGTGGTAAGAAGTTGTTTTGTGATGTAAGCCATCGTATCATCAGCCTCTATACTTTCAATCGTAATTGTAGTTACAGGAAGATAATCCAAATAATCAATGACTCTCGTTAATTGAGAAATCATCGAGTGTTTTTCATCATCTCTCGAATTGAAATCGTATGCCCGATTTAATCTTTTGGACATTTTACGACCAGCCTTATACTCTGGAAATATTTTCTTCCGGCGGTCAGACCCACCCTTTCCATCAAATGTAATAATACATCGGGTGGGTCTTATTGTTTTGATAGCATAACCGATTGATCTTAGAAAACCAACTATTCCCCCAACGTGAGCGCCGTCATCATTGAGAGTTGGTACGATACTAAACGATCTTATAAAGGTGTTTAGTCCATCTATTATCAATACCTTATCATCAGGTTCACTATCTTCTATCTGACCACCATTCTTAGTAATCTCATTAAGTATAGATAAATATCTTTCATTAGTCACCCAAAACCTCATCAGTTTGGATTACATCATCTATACCCAAGTCAGCCTTTTCATACTTCAATATCACTTTATCACAAATTAGTTTATAACAATGAGCTTTAAAATCTTCATCTTTTAATTTATCAGCCCATTCCTTCGACTGGAACTTAACTTCATCACCATTGTGGTCTGTCATAGAATACCAAGCGCCGCTGGTTTTTACTATACCATGCTCTTTCATTACTACTAACCAGCTGCCATCATCATCTACACCACTCTCAAAGTATAATGGAAACTCTGCTTTCCTCAAAGGTGGACCCAATCTATTTTTAACAACTTGAGCCAAAATGGTCATACCAATTACATTCTTTTTCTTATCTTTAATTTGACCTTTATTCTTTAATCTAATACGAGTTGAAGCGTGAAATGGAAGAGCCTTACCGCCTGAAGTAGTATATGGATCTCCAAACATAGCTCCTAATTTTACTCTTAATTGATTAGTAAATACAAGAGCAACCCTCTGCCTACCAATCATTTGAGTAATCTTTCTCATAGCTTTAGAAATGATGATTGCCTTACTTGTAGCCCAACCATCTTTATCAAAGTCAGCATTTAATTCCACCTTGGTAGAAGCAGCCGCCAGTGAATCAACTAATATAGTTACTAATCTATCTTTATCTGATTCCCTAACTTTCGTTATGATTTCTTCAATGGCTTCAAATATATCTTCTGTAGTTTCTAAATGTAAATATAACATATTACTTATATCCACTCCAATCACCTCTAAGAAATCCTCACTCACAGCAGTTTCAGTATCTATATAAACAGCAACTCCACCCTTCTTTTGAGTTTCAGCAAGTAGGTGTGCACCAACTAATGATTTCCCACTACTTTCAAGTCCATTTAATTCTGTGATTCTACCTACTGCGATTCCACCATCTGGTCTATTAGAAATTGCCAAATCTAACATTGTTGATCCAGTTGAAATAAATTCTTTAATATCTGTTGGCGTTGCGTTTGCGCCACCCAAGAAGTGGGCGACTTTGTAATCCTTAAATTTCTTATTCAAGGAAGTGGCTAATGTGTTAGCCAAGTCGTCTTGTATCGACATATAATTCTCCTAATTAAAATGGTGGTTGTGTCCGGCTTTATAGACGATGCGTCGCACACAATCGGTTTTATTAGTTGTTGGCTTCAACAACCACCATAGTTTATAACCCTACTTACTTATTAAATAAGTCATCAAATGCCGCACTGGCATCTTCTACTTTTGTTTCACTAGCAACAACTGAAGTTGGAGCGGTTTCCTTTTCAGTTGTTTCTGCTTCACCATCTGGGTTTAACCATTCGTTTAGAACGCCGGTTAATTCATCATAGGATAGTTCCTGATATAATTCAGTAATATCTTTTTGATTTTCCAAGAGAGCTTCCATTTGAGCTTTATCCTCCACGATAGGTGTTTGATTAGGTTTCACACGAACATTCGTCTTTGGAAATGAAGCACCACTTTCTTCAGCAGTAATGAATTCTACGGAAACATCACGACCACTAACAGCGTCTGTAATATCACCATAATCTGGGTCGGCAATTACACCGAGTAATTCTTGATAAACAGTTTTACCAAATCCCCAGAAACGAACTCCTTGAGTTTCTTCACCACGAACGATAACTGGAGCAAAGGTTCTCATTTTTGCTTCCAATTTACGAGCCATCTGATATTCCTCACGATTTCCGCTTGTTTTAAGTTTTTGTGCAAACTCTTCAATCGGGTCGGGGCGACCAAATGTAATTGGTGAAAGATATGTTTTATTATTCAAACCAAAATGGAAGAACAATTCAATGAAAGGATTGTCCTTATTATGTTTATATGGTAACACACGAATTACCTGTTTACCAGGCTGTGGTTTCCATAAGTTTGAAGTTCTGTTATTTGTTGTCTGAAGTTGGTTAAGACGCTTACGAATCGAATTAATATCCATTTGTTATTCTCCTGTATTATTAGTTATTTTTCATTTGTCAGTTACTACCATCAGTAACCATTTGATAATATATATCAACCAAAAAGGCTAAATACAATTATTTTTTTACTCTTTTTCAGATTTTTTTGTATCCACGATACTGTGTATTTTTGTTGGTATTTTATTAAGTCCCATATCATTGGTAAGCAATAAACTATTTTGATATTCTTCCCAAGGTACTGGAAACCTTTTATCTAATACCCCATTATTTAATGACCTAATTACCTCATTAAGAGCATTTATAGTATATAATGTATTACTTTGTTTCTTGCGGTGCAATGAAATAGTATTTGGAATATTTTCCATATAATTTTCTTCATCGTATTCAATATTATATGTACAAATTAATTGTGATGAATCATTAAGATTTTGGAATACATATATCTTATTGTATAGAATATCGTTACATTCTATAATGAGTTCAAAAATATCATCAAGTTGATGTTTAGCAGTGAAAGTGCAGAGAAGTTGTGATTTCATTAACCAACTCCTAGCTTATTTCGTTCTTTGGAACTTATTTCTGGTTCAGGTGGATATTCCTCTTTATTAGCATCATACAACTCTTTTGCAAAATCTGTTGCAATAGCGAACTCTAAACCAACACTTGACGCGTAACCTTTTCCTTTTTGTCTTACTTGAACTTCTGCTATGGAAACTTCTTTAGCTGGTTTTTGTGAACGATAGACCAAGTAATTTTGACCTAAATCATCATCTTTCATAGTTAATCCAGCTTTAAAGTCATCATAATTATCTATACCAAACATTCTTTTTAATGTTTTAGGATCTGCGGATAATCCACCTATTGCCATTTTTTCTTCACCCTCTAATAAAGATTTCATAGGTAACTTTTCTGCTAATGCATTTAAACACCCCTCTTTAGCTTCTTCATCTTCAACTAAAAATTGTATAGTATCATTCTCATATCTTTTTATTGAACCTTTAGGAAACTTTCCGTCTTCACCTTTTTCATAACCCAAATGATTATTTAAAAATTTACTTGCCTCTGATTCCCCATCATTACCATTTGCAATTTCATTTGCTCTTTGTACTGCAGCATGCATAATCATATACTTTTTAAATCTAGTCGTGTCGCCTGTACCCATAACTTCTTTAAATCTAGCTCTATCTATTGGTGGTGGAATTTCCATAGATGATAATTCGTCTAATATTTCTTGTGCTTTTGAGTCTATAGTATATCCTTTTTTAGCATCACCTTTAATTACTCCTAATGATGCAAGTGTTATTTTCAAATTTTTATTTTTGATTACATTTTCGTTAAGCAAATCATCTGAGGTATATTTTAATGTTTTTGCTTTAGTTCCATATTCAATAGGTCTTTGTATCTCACCTTTTTTATATTCTTTTATATCTGCCTGTGGTGGTACTTTATCAGACCAATTATTTATATCAGTAACAACTCCGTTGTATATATTAGCTGTTGAATCTTTTTTAAGTGATATTTCATCTAATACAGGTTCACCATTTACTTCTAACTTAACATACATATCAGATGAAAATCCTTTGTTTGCATTATAATCATCATTACCTAATGCTTCAAACTCATTCTGTACATCCCATGCACTATTACTAATACTCCAATTACCTTTACCAAACTCTGAATTATATCTTTTCATAGTAACAGTTCTTACATGTTTTACTGATTCTAACCAATCTTTTGTCACAACCGGTTTACTACCTTTTGGATACTTACCAACTTGTTTATTCAATGTTTCCATAAAACCATCAAATTCTTCATCATTCATTCCAACACTTGCCATCGTAAGTATTTCACCTGCCTGAGATTGTATTTTACCGGCACCTACTCCTGTCATATAATCTGTAATACTTTGTTTACCGAGTTTTGAGTTCATTAATCGAGTGATTACTTTTTGATATTTTTTTGGTATCTTACCACTTGCAAAATATTCATCTAATGCAGATTCTTGTAATTCATCTTCTTCATTTTCAAAATTTGATTCTATACCTTTTTCTGAAAACTCTTCATCCGAAATACCAGTATCAGGATTAGAATATACTTCTGATTCGGATGTGTTTACATCCTTTAGAGATTTATCTTTTTGATTTGGCTCTCCAGATTTTATTCCCTCACCTTCTTCATCATCTTTTGGTTGTTCATCTCCTTTTTCTTTTTCATCTGGTTTATTCTTATCTGAAAATCTTTCAAAATCATCTGGTTCTAATCCTTTGGATTGTTGTTTATCATCACCTGTATCCGTAATTTGTTTTGCTTTATCATAAGCCGGATGTTCTTCACCCTGCTTTAATGCACCACCAACTGTTATCTCTTTATCTTCACCATCATCATTTTTATACTTAATAACCTTCTTCATCAATTTTTCTCTATCCGATGGCTGTTCCATCAAATTATTCATTAATTCAGATCTCTGTTCTAAATTCCACCCAAAATCTTTTAAAACTTCATCTAATAAAATTTGATGTCCCATACTCTTTGGATTAGGTTTACCATCATTAGTACGATAAGCCCACTCTACTAATATCTTTTTAATGTCTGTAATCATATAAACTTTCCTGTAGTGTATTTATAACTATAAATATCACGGTTCGTTATTTATCTATATAATAAGGTCTGTAAGAATCTATCACTCTCCACCCCTTATTTTTTTTCTTTCTAATTAAATTATGTGGACTGACTCTACGGTTTCCTGCTAAATTATTATCATCATTATATTTATCAAAAAAATTAACAATTTCATACTGTCCATTAAATTCATAAATATCACTTTGTGGAGATTCAATAATATATTTTCTAAAATTATGATTATTGGAATTCATAAATCTTTTTCTTAACAACTCCTTAGTTTCTTTAGAATGAGTCCTATTGGTAAACCCGGTAGTCGGTAAATTTCCAGTATTAGCAATACTTATTTTTTTCTTAGTTTCATCAGACAATATTCTGCCGGTCATTGACTTTGAATGTTGCAATTTAACTTTTTTAGCAACGTCAACACCATACATTTCTTCATAAGTTTTACCCTTCTTTTTTAATGATTGTTTATCCTTTATAAGTTTAGCCTTATTACTACCATGTATTTCATCATAAGTTTTACCAGTAATATTCTTCATATAATTCTTCAGCCCGTTAACAATATTAACATCATTTTTATGCCTATTTGTCATTGCGATGGATTGTTTTTTTCTAATTTCATCTGTTGACCTACATCCATTACCACCATAAGTTAAATTACATAAATTATCGATTCCCAGTTCTTCAATTTTCTTCTCTTCCACTTTATACGCGAGTTCTTCATCAGTTGTTTTATATAATATTTCATATTTAATTTTATATCCAGATTCTAAAATTTTTACTATTTTATAATATAGATGTTTATTCTTTAACTCTTTACCAGTTTTAACAGTATTTTCATGATAATACATTCTACTACCATTGCCCTTCCCAACATAAAAAGGATTGTCAGTTTCACTGTTTTTTAATATATATACATAATATTCTACATTTTTCATCACTTTATTTCCATATTATTTTCAGATTCCATCTATTGATAAGTATCATATTTTAATAAAATCACTCATATTATGATAGTTGAATCCATATTTTACTTTAACTTTAAACTTCTCATCCTCTAATATATCTTTAATGGTTAAAATAAAATCCTTGCCATCAGATAAGTGCATATCAAATAAAAAAGAATCGTATGTATATAATATAAATTTACTTTTACAGTTACCCGAGCCAATAAACTCACGTAACTTAGTCATGGTTGTAACACTATACTCAAATTCTGCTGACTGTAAAAAATAATTAAATAATTTATTCTTATTCATATTTGTTAAATTTTGTTTATATATTTTCCTTTTAAAAAGAGCTGTTTCAGTATAACCATTGTGATTATATTCACGCCACATGTCATTTATATAATTATCCACACTAACAAAAAATGGAATAACTCTCAATACATCATCGGGTATATGACCATACAAATATTGAAAGGTTAAAATTTTACTTTCTTCTCTAGCAGTACCATAATATTTCCCTAATTGTACATATACATCACCATCAAATTTATATCCTACTATATCTGCAATTATAGATGGATGGTAAGCATCATAATCCATCTCCACTAACATTCCATCTTTACCAAACCTACTTACGAACTTCTCACGACTTCCATCTTTCTTATTAAGAGCGGCAAAGTTAATACCACCGAATCTATTAGATGGTCGTCCAGTTAAAGTGTATGGATTGTATTCTGAATATACCATACCGTCTGTTGTTTGTAGTCCACTTGATTCTATATAATTTAAGTTCTCTAATACATCATTGTTATACACATTATACGATTTATTATCTTTATCCGTATCCGATGCACTTTTCAATATTTTGACCAATTTTCTACACCATTCTATATGTTTCATCAATGGAATTGCGCAATTTATATTTGGAATATCATAGTAATCTCTATAAAAATGTTCATGTGCGGATGTTATTAAATCTTCTATTATCAGCGGCTCATTCGTTTTCATATAATGACTTAACTGAACATCAAATACATTATCCCACTTAAAAAAATGTAGTAATTTCTTCTTATCATACACATAAGTATTCTTTGGAGTTTGTGTTAATGGAATGTATTTAGAATTTAGATTCAGCGCATCTGAATGTCTAAAGGGTAAAACATATTCTACACCGTTAAGAAACTGTACATACAATACACATAATTCAGTTTCCCACGGATGTTTATTATCATCACATTGGATTGGAATTACGATAGAGTCATTTTCTTCAAACTCTATCATAAAGTTTCTCCAAGACTTTCTATCCTCTATTATCATCCCAATATACTTCTGACCAAATTTTCATTGTTTCTGGGTAAATATCCATCATCATCTCTTTCATCACTTTTGCGTATTCCCTAATTTCCCATTGGGCGTGGTCATGATCTCGTAGTTCTATAAAATTTGCAATAGATTGAAACGACATGGTCCAATACACTTCAGTATATTGTGAAAGTGGCATTATTATTCTCGCTTGCTCTCTTGCCATTCCTGTATCTAACATTGAATCATAAGTCCGTTCTACATTACTTAAAAATTCTCTGTATATCTGATTCATTCGTTTCTGTTGTAAGTCATCTAATTCACCATCACTTGCTTGTTTATTATCGTCTGATTGTGCCCTCCAAACTTCTGGAATATAAAATTCAGTAACCTTTGTGTATCTACCAGATATTTCATTGAATGGCATATCTTTGGTTGCATAATGTGATGTGGATTCTATTCCCACCAAATGTTTAAAGAGTTGGCGGAGAACTACCTCCGGGGCCTTAATGTGGAATTGAACTTGTAAATGCCTAAATGGACTGAAATGTTTGTTCTTTGCTAAATATCTAACAAGTTTTTCATCACTCACATCCCACTTTTCTTTTCTATTACCGAATGATACTCTTGCTGAATTTACAACTGTTAGATCATTTCCTAATGTATCTATAACCTCTATAAAACCTTTATCTAAAACCTTCATATTTTATAACCTCTTTATTTATTATATATATCTAATTAAATCTCATAAACCCAATTTTTTTTCAACTAATTCTTTAGGTGATAAATTTTCTTCAAATTTAAAAAACTGAAAATCTGGTAATAACTTACCAACATTGGAAATTACTTTACTTGCAATTTTCTTTTGGTTATTATTTTGTTCTTTAACTTTATCCTTATTCCCTTTAATATACCACTTTAAAGATACATACTTATACAATGGTGATGTATCAAGATGACCACGATTTATTTCAAATGGTATTGATGAATCATCGTTTGCCTTTATCACAAAATGTCGTTTATAAAATCCTCTCTTATAATCTTCTTCTGTAGGCTTTATTGTTTCTCCTTTAAGAGTAAGTGGCTGTTGACCATTTAATTTATTATACAAACCAAACTCTGTAATCTTCTTTATTGGATAAATAAGTTTGCTCAAGAATCCATGCTTCTCACCAGTCATAAAGTATTCTTTCAAATCTTTTGTATAATGAATATGATAAACAGTACCATCTTTGACCAACCGACCTCTCTCATCTTTAAACTCTCCTTTGGAAACAATTTGATTCTTCACTACTCTATCAGTCCGCTCAACTATATTTTTAATTCTATAATTAAAAACAGGTTGGTTAGTCCTACGGGCTTCCATTATTTTATCTAATTTTTGTTCGTTTATTGTATCTTTTGGCATCTTACTTTCTCTTATTTAAACCCAAAATATGCAAAAGCTTTTTCTTCATCATCACCTGACAAATCATCAGCAAGAAACTCTCTTAAATCTTCCTTATTATCAATATTATACTTCTCATCAAATTTGGAATTAACTGCATTTGCCATATCTCTATTATCTCCTATCTTATCTAACGCGGCCCATAATCTTTTCTCATCTGTCCCCATCCAATAATCTATCGCTTCAAAGATTTCATCTGTTATATATTCTACTTCATCATCCGTTATCGTATTTACCACCTTTTCTTTTTGAACATCCTTTTTACGTTCAACATCACTTTGAACATTGCTTACTTCACCCTTTGATTCTTCATTTATAACAGCATTTACATCTGCATCACTTTTTAATAATGGTTCAATCTCAACTTTTTCCCCCGTTTGAGGTATCACAAAAGTTTCTGTTTCACCAGAAAACCCTGCCGCCGCGCCTACAACTATTTTATATTCTTCTTTCTCTTCTTCATCTAATTCGTTATAATCCACTTCTACAGAAGTATCACCGCTTTGATCAAAAGATCTATCGCTTAATGTACTTAAATATTCTAAAATAAAAAATTCTTCTACTTTTCCCATCGAATGTGTATTCACTCTCATCTTTGTACTCAATGATGTAGTCCAGCCTGAACCATCTACTTTTTGATCTATACCAAATATTTGGAAAAATGTTAAAGGACCGTATGAATTTCCATCAACTTCCACATTTTCATTATACTTTTTTTGGATATAATCAGTTTGGCATATATTTCCAGGTTGAATTCCACCTATACCATCAACTTCTAAAGAAAGTTCAGCTGGAATTAAAAAAAAAGTACTTAAATATTTAGATCCTTCCTTTGGTGAGTTAAAAAAGTCACGAACTGCTTGAGCAGCTTTTGGTTTCATTACAATATGAAAATTATCTTCATCATAAATATAATAGTTATCGCTTGTCATAACAGCATCACTGTTATCAGACGTTAGAGTAAATGTTCCATTTTCATAAGACCAATTTCTATCATCTTTAAGACTCATTTTTACAGCATCAGATTCATTTTTCTTTATAGATGTTTTAATATATCTTAACCAACTCCTACCCCTTCTCCAACCACCTTCGGCAGTAATTTTTTTATTCTCTTCCGCTCGAATATTTCCAATCTCATTATGTTTTAAATAAGCTACAGATAAATTATCCATCTCATTGTCTTTAGTTGAATCAAATTTCTTATTTATTAACATTAATTTATTGTATTTAGAGTATTCTTCAGATGCGAAACTTTTTTCATTAGATGAACCATACATAGCAGTAACAGCCATTGAGTCTGGAATTTTAAATGATAAATCTTGACCTTTCACTATACTACCAACATTAAACGATGGAAATTTATAAATTCCATTGGACGACATTTTCCCAACATCATCAAACTTACTATAAATTATTTCACCATTATTTTCATCTCCAGGAGATACATAGTTTTCATCAACTATCTTTAAATTTTTAGTATTATTTGTATCTAAAACTATATTAAACTTCCATTGATTATAAAAATTTGATTCAATTGATTTCAACAAACTATTCAATCCAGCCTCTATTGTTGATGGAGGTTTAACTTTATTTTGATCAACATATCCATATTTTTCATTGGATATATTTTTCTCTATACCAAACGCTTTCTGAATTTCTGTTATATTAACATATATGTTTCTGATCTGTCCTATGTTATCATTTTCTTCAACAGAAAACTTATGAAACTCTTTTGATGTCGCAAGCTTATCAAATATTTTAATTATATTTTTCTTTTCCTCCTTTTTAATTTCACCTGTAAAAGCTAAATTACCACCAGACGGATTTTGACCAAACAAAATAAATTTAAGTGGGTCGATAGGAACTAAATTCTTTTTATTATTTGAAATATAACAGGATTTATATTTACCTGATTCATCTAACTCTATACTTCTAAATGTCAATGTCAATTTTTTATCATCAATTAAAGATAAATACTTCGTTAAAATATTATCCTCAAACCAACCCCATCTTACAAAATAATGAACATTTGTATAATTTACTGCGATTCTAATTAAATTATGATTATATTTTGTTCTTATACTATATTTATCTTTTTCACTTGAATGTATTAATGTACCTCCCATTTCTTTACTACCAGAATGTCGAGCAAATGAATCTGAAACTATATTTTTCAAATTTAGAATTCCATGTAAGAGACCATCAAAATCTGATTTTTTAAATCCGCCCATATTCTCAATATCTTCTTCATCTTGTAAAACTATTGCATCTTTATCATATACAGCGCCTAATCCAATTTCCCCCTCTTTATCCATAGATTTTTTAAATAAACTACCCCCTAAAGAAGTTATATAAGTAACACAATCAAATCCACCATCTTCTCTTAATTTATATTCAAAATTGGATATTATTCCACCCATTGCATCATAATCACCACCCTTTGAAATAAGAGTTGGTATTGGATTATCAAATAAGTCACTATTTACATCTATTACATTATTATCATTTACATTTTTAATTGTAATAAAATTACCCACATTAGTATCTTTTTTATCTGCCAACTGCCATCCCCACTCTAAAGCAACTGATTGACCTATAGTTAAAAAATGAGGTGTGAGTCTATCCAAATCTTCAAGAGAACCAACAGTCCAATTAATAGTTCCTTTTCTAATCGCTTTATAACCACCTTTATATTCAACTGAAATATCCTTTATACCAGAAATTGGTCTTATACCTGAACTTTTAGTTCCCCTATAAGACCCAGTACCATCTTCTTTAAATCCATAACCTTTTCTGGTAGATGGAGTATTTGTATAAGCTTCTGCATCACCTTCTTTATTTATTCTATATCTTACATTAGCTGAAACTTCCGTACCACCATCTATCATAACATTAAATTCACTATTCTCTTTATTAGACGCCATTCTAATATAAACAGTACGTGACATTATATCTGAAAATGATATATCATCAGATTTAGCTTCTCCGCTACTTTGACCCTTACGAGCAAATGCACGTTCTCTAGCTTTCAAAGTTTCTTGAATTTTTTTATCTATATAACTTACTATCATTTTTAACTATTACTTCTATTAACAGATTCCAATATATCTTCTATAACTGTAGGTATTCTTACTTTTTTATCAGGTGATAAACCTATTTGACCTTTACCAATTTCATTAGCCTTTGCAATTATCCACCAAAGGTTAGAATCATTATAATATCTTTGAGCAAGAGTATCAAACCTATCACCATAAATCGGATAAACAAATATATCACTATCCTTTATTGGTATATTTGGAACAGTAGTTGGTGCAAAATATCTATTACCATTATTGTCACGTTTTTGTTTTGCAGTTTTATATCTCATTATTGACCCTCAATTGTAAGTTGATCAGGTATATCTTTATAATCATAATGTTTTCCAAGGCTATGTAATTTATATTGACCAATATGTTTAAATGAACATTGTGCAGTTATGTAATGTGGAAATTGTTTTTCTTCTTCTATTTCCCACGGAGATGTATCTTCAACAGTCATTGATAAAGAAGAAAGTAATCCAGGAGTATTAACAAACATATCACCTATTGTTAATTCTATAAATGGTGTTACCATTCGCTCTGATTCCGTATATGTAGGATAACATAATCCAATTAAATAATTCATTTTTTCAATTAGTATTGGAAGTTCTTGCTTTGATTTAGGAAATATTTTAAATGTAAAACTTATTTCTCTACTTGCGCCTTGATATACATACACTTTATCAGGACGACCAACATACTTTTCCTCACCATATTCAGGATTAATACTATCTGAAATTCCTTCTATGATGGCTCTGAATATAATGTATTTATTATTTATTACATCTTTGAATCTGAATTTTATGAAGTCGTGTCCTGAAATATCATCGTAATCATTTCCATACTTTAATGAGTTTATTTTATCTTTTCCGTTTATACCAGCATTTATACTCCAACCCGAGCTTCTCTTCTCTATTATATCATCACCTTCCAAAGTGGATTCCCCATTTACAGTTTTCCGATGATTTAATTCATGTGGTGTTTGGATGTGTTTTCCAGTCCTATCATCATATACATTGATTTTATTCAATTCAGCATAACTTAAAGTTGCATGTTTTGTTACCAATCCACCTACAGATGTTTCCTTATTAAATGTTCCGCCCTTTTTAGTCGTAATATTAGTAGCGTTTGTATCAGCTAAATCCACTGTTCCTGTAAAGGATGGTGTTCCCTTATGTATTGATTTAGGAGCAGATGATATTGGAAATAGATACTTATTTGGATTGGTAACTAAGAGGCTTGTTTTTAAATCTGATCCTCCTACTGTATAACTTCCAGCCCAACCTAAATTTATTGTAGTTTTCTTTATGATTTCAGGATTACTCTGCATCCCTATTCTACTACCAAAAGCTAAATTAGGTTTTGAAAAATCTAGTCCTCCTAATATCGATTGCATGTCACCTGGAAACTTATCCTTAATAAAGTCCGGTAAAGTTTTAAGTGGAACAAAATCTTCATATCTACCACCACCAAAATGGCGTTCTGGATGTCCTATTGGTAGAGCAGCTGTTGCAATCATCTCACCTAACGCACTAGCAATTCCACTTGCATCAAATCCATCACCTCTAACCATATCGCCGATTGAGTTAAATACATCTCCACCTCCAACTAAACTTAAAGATGACAGTGGATTATAAATCTTACTTTCTAATGTAGGATTAAGCGCTTGCAAAACAAATTGTTTTCCAATAAACCCTATACCAGCAGGAGTTAATAAGAATTTACCAATCCTTACTTTATCTACTAAATTTCTTTCAACCAACCCAGTAAATGTAGGAGCGCCTCTAAAGAACCCACCTATGAATTCAGAAGCAGCTTCACCTAAAAATCCACCGTTTTCCGGAGGGACGGGCGTTGGATCAAATCCCCATCTACCGTTTCCAGGAATATCTTTATCTTCAGTTGGAATTGGTCTTAATATAAATGGTTGCCTAAAGCTTGCGATATTATGTGGATCTGAAACTTCTCTGAAAGATTTCTCTATTAGAACACCATTTTCACTAATTCCACCAGGAACTTTCAGAAATGTTTTCCCATCTATGGATTTTCCGAATTTAAATTTCTCATTTATCGTATCTAGATACTTATCAGATTTTAATTCAGCGGTGCTAAAATCATCTATAAATGAATATGAGTTACCGCCCCTCACCGGCATTTCATTTTTTGTATCCCAAACATTAGTTGGTATTTGATGAGTTTGTGATTCAGATGAAAAATTTGTAGTTAATTGATGATTTGGAAATATATTAGCCGGTTTAATTATATTGGGCCATTTCCCATCTATTTCACCAATCGCACCATTTCTATTCACATAATTAGGTATATGGTTTGAAGTAATCCCATTATCCAAATCCCAAGTTATAGAAATTTTTGAATAATGAGTATCGTGATTCAATTTTGTAATTGCGTCTTTGAAATTATGTGCACGTGGAATATGCTCGTTCTTAAATGAGTATCCGAATTGATCATTTATAGAAAATTGTTTAACTTTAAATGTTAATGAATTATATTTTGTTGAATATCTACTTGTAAAAGTACTAATCGGTACAATCATAAATGGATAACCATGTGCGCCAAGTGCATCTCTATTTCCTAATGGTGGCGGACCCCCAAAAGTTTGTTCTGGTATATCTCCTACATTAGTTAGTCCACCATCCATACTAGATTTAACTGATGGTACTGTAAACGTTAAACTTGGCGTATGTGGTTGAGAATATTTACTAATATAGTCGGATGGCGTCTCCATAAACGGACTTGTAAATTGAGGAGTATCTTCCCAAGTACTATAAAACCCATCACCCTTTAATACTAATTTTGATTTATATTTTTTTGGAATTTCATAATGATCAAAGGTTTCAAATCTATTCTTCTCATAAGACGGAGCTGCTCCTGGCCATTTATCTCCAACATTACCTTCCTTTACTTTATGGTATAAAGATTCTAAATCAGTTTTAGGTGTAAAACCTGACGCATCAGTATTTGGGAAATTATCTACTCCCTTTTCAATTTGTGAATCTATCTTATCTGGAGATGTTTGATTATACTTAAATTTTTCAAGATCTGATAATAAATCTACCAATGACATTTACTTTCTCCTACCCCATTTGAACATCTTGAGTTGCTCTGATTTGTTTAGTTAATAAAAATTCCATTTTTTCTGTTAATACACCAAGTTTTCTATTGGTTTCATTTATTTTATTATTGGTGGCTGTCATATCAGTACCACCAAAGCCCATTTCGTTTTTAGTACCTGAAAATGCTTCACCTTTATGTACTTCAGCCATACCAGTCTTTTTAACAACACCACCAGTTTCTAATTTTGGAACACTACCTTTAGCTTTTTTAGCTAATGCGTACATACTAGCAACAGCTGCTATAGCAAGTGGTATACCAATTCCAAAAGGAATCATACCAAATGAAGAAAATATAGAACCAGCACCTTTAGCTAGTGTGGCAATTGCTCCTCCAGCATTTTTTGCTAAATCTTTTGCACCTAATAATATACCTTTTCCTTTTGTCTTATTTATAGCTTCTTCAGTTCCCAATCTTGTCATAGTTACAGCAGCAATAGCAGTATTTATTCCCTGTCCTATCAAACTAGCAACATTAAGATTTGCTGTTTGTTCAGCTAATCTTGTCATCAGACTAACTCTTTTTTCTTCTTCTGCAGCAGCATCTTTTGCTAATTCAGCAGATGTCTTATCACCAGCTACTATCTTTGCTAAATCACCAACTTGAACTCCTACAGCATCAGCCAAAGCTTGTCTCTGAACAACATTCATAGCCTCAAAGTCTGCTTGACTACCTACTTGATTTACTATCTCTTTTTGTAACCCATCCAAATCACCTGAAAGTGCTAATTCTCTAGCTTTATCTAAATTTAATTGTCTACCAAGTAATACTGACGCTTCCATTTGTTTTTCTATAGATTCTTCAAAACTTAGTAGTGATTCGGCTATACCAGCAACAGTTGCCATATTAACACCGAGCTTTCTTGCTTGAACAGCAGCCTGTCCTATGTTTCTTCCACCATCTTTTCCGAATTTAGCAAATGTTTCTGTATCTTCGGCAATATCATTTAATACTTTTGCTGGTGATACACCCTCAGCCCTAGCTAATTGTCCAATAGCTTTTGTTAATTCAATATTTGTTTCTAAAGAAGCACCACTTACACCCTCTAAAGATTTTAAAAGTTTACCAGCGCTATCACCAGCCAATCCAAATTGTCCTGTTAAAGCACCAACCTTAGTAGATACACCTAATGATATATTATCAAGTGAACCAAAATTTTCTTCTAAACTGAATACAGCAGCTTCTGCTTGTTCAGCACTACCACCAAATAATTTAGCTGAAACACTAGCAGCTTTAAGGTTGGTAGCTATTCTTGCAGATTCTACTGCAGATACACCTAAACTTTGTTTAACCTCTAAGGCTTTCCCAACAAAATCTGTCATAAATTTTACTGCTAGTCCAATAGCAAAAGCGCCCATTAATTTTGGGCTTGATGCTATAGCAGAATATTCTTTTAATTTATCCCTTGCACCCTCTAAACCATCTAATGTTTTTGCGTCTATGTTTAGAGCATTTTCTAAACCCTTTCCAGCCTCTTCTGCTGTTTTAGAAAAACTTTTTAAGCTATCTCTCATAGTATCTAAAGCTTCTTTTGCTTCATCACTCATACCTTCAAATTGTTCTTCCAAATCCTCCATAAAACCATTAGCATCAAATGTTCCAGCTTTTATTGCATCAACAGCTGCTAGTTGTGCGTCATTAACTAAATTGTAACCTTTTTGAAGATCTCCTGTAGATAGAACTGCAGCTTGTTGCGATTGTTCTAATTGTTCAGTTAAATTATATGATTTTAATATAGCACCAGCACCAGAATCTAATAACTTATTTATTTTTTGAGTTAAACTTGCTGTAGTCTTTCCAATCTTAGCTTGGTCTTGTTTTTGTTTGGTTACTAGTGCTTCATCTCTAGCTCTTTTTTGTGCATTTAGATATTCTTCTTTGGAAATACCACGAGCGGAAAGAGAAGCTCTTAGAGTTTTATCTTTATAATTAGCGATGTCTTTTTCGTGAGCCGCTTGTTCTTTGGCTGTTTGTGCTGCAGCCTTATTAGCAGCTGCTATCGCTTTTGCATTATCTACATCTTTTTTGGTAGCCATTTTAGAGTTTTATACCTTTTTCTTTTGCCATTTGAGCTACTTTGACTTTTAATACATCAACTGCTTTTTGATGATTGTCCATAGCTTTTTTTAATGCAGGATTATTTTTAATAGCCCTCTTTACAGAAGCGCTTTGTTTTTTCTTTTTAGCACTGTCGATAATTTTATCTACAAGTTTATCTAATAAACCCATTTCGATTCTCCATAAGGTTTTTTGTGTGGATTGGTTCAATAATAAATATCAAACTATGTTATTTTCTGAAATTTGGGTGCTTACTTTTATTTTTTTGGTTAGCTTTTTTTATCTCTTCAGCTTGTTCTTTGTAATGTTTTTGTAACCTTTTAAAGTAAAACTTTCTAAGATATATAGGCATGTTGTATACCTCAGAAAATGAGAACATACTCTGTGAGTTAAAGCTTATTTGAAATATTTCTTCGTGTAGTTGTGGTTTATACTCCGGCGGCAGGCCAAAGAAACGTAACGGTCATAGGGACCGTAAACTCCTTCTCAATTCCATCTGAATCTATGTATGTAGATGTCATATCCACATCTGGCGATATTTTATTTAAATATTCTCTAAAAGCTATTGAATCTCTCGATAAAAATTCATTATCTACAAAATTATTTATTGTAGTTTTTTTATCGTCACCATCAACTGAAATTATTTGACTTTTCAGTCGTGTAGTTAAATCATAACCAATGCCATCTCCAACTTTTCTATACCCCTCAATTTCTTTTTCTATCTCTTTTTCATCACCTGATGTAAGTAATTTAAATGTTAGCTTTCTTTTGGTTGCTGGCAATTCAAATTCAAATTCATTTTTACCATCTACGACTAAACTCTCATCTAATTTATTATCGCTTAATTGTGTTAAATCAACCTCTACTCTTTGACCAGCTATTTCTACTTCATACTCTTTACCATACGCAAGAATACGAGATGCGATGAGAACAGCATTTTTATCTCCAATTAACAATTCATTTGATTTAATTGACTTATCTACTATCAAAGCCTCTATTAACTTCTCAACAACTATACCCTTTTTGATTAGATTTGCGGATGTAAGTATATCTTCTTCTTTTGCTGTCATATACTTTATTTCAATTTTACCCGTTGAAAGTGGGCTGTCTTTTGGATACAACAATCCCTTAGACGGTAAGTCCACCACTTCCGTAGGGAATTTTACTTCTGCCATAACTGACTCCTATGTGTTTTTTATTAACGATTTATAACTATTTTTTGCCGAATTTTTCAGCGGCAGTAACACCTAATCCGATAACGGTGATGTACATAAAATTTTCTAATATAGTTTCACTAATAGCAAACTTAAAGAATGTATTAGCAACCCAACTTGCGCATAACATTACAAATGATGCGAAGCCAATAAATCTCTTACTGGAAATCTTCGCATCATCTGAAAGCATTTGTGTAAAAAATGACATCGATATATTCCTAAAATTGAAGCACGGCATAATCATAGCGCAATGTGAGAGATATATCAAGTGGTTCACTTGCACTCCAGTCTAAATCACCGAAGTTAGCAGCTTGTATCCAAGCACCTTTAAGTGTCCATTCTTCAACTTTATCGCCTACCGGTCCAAGAACATTAATTGTAATGTCCTTTTTGTAAAAATCTGAATAGCCATCTCTACCCGTTACAGATTCTTTTGATAAACGAACCCATTCCATAACTGATTGAGCACCAGATGGTACGATTGGATCATATAAGGTAATTTCTAAAGTTTCCCAAGACCCTTTTCCTTTCACATACCGTTTAACGTTTATGTGATCTAATTCTATTTCTTCAAATGTTATAGAAGGGCGATTTATTGTTTTAATTAAATATGCAGGAACTCCTTCAACGTACATGATGAATCGGTTCTTTGTTTTCGGTTCAAATGGAGTAAACATTATTTCCGAAGGATCTATTAAATCTGGCATTCTTATTCTCCTAAATTAAAAATATTATTTTCATCATATATAAATATAAGAAAATTAAAAAATCGATTAAACTAATACACTTAATTCTTAATAGTTTTTTCATAGTTTTTTACAACGTCATTTCATACTTTAAATGACCACAGTCCCATATCCTGTCATATCCATTTAACTGCATATTCTCCCATTCGGTTAAATTCATATCTACATCAGTTAATTTCTTTGGTAATATATCTTTTCTAAATGCGTAACGGTGGTATCTAAATAAATCATCCTTAAAATACCAATATCCAGGCATACCATCTGATGTTTTTGTAAATCCAATTTTTTCATACAGATTACCATTTGACCATCTACGATCTGCATAACTTATAATTTTAATTGGATTGTATTTTTTAATAAAAAATGATAATAACTTTGAGGCTCCACCAACTATATGTAAATTAGATGAAAACCTAATTAACTCATAATTACCTACTTTCGGAGTTCCACCCAACGCTCTTCTAAGTTTTCCAAATGTCATTATTGCACTCAATTGATCTCTGTAAAATATTCCTATGTGAATTGATGATGTATCCTTACCTTGAATGTGCGTTTTAGTTAAAAATTCATTTTTTTGTTTTGATGTTATTTCTTTAACATTACACTTTCTAGCATAAACATTTAACCCATTTAATCCAATTATATGTAACAATCTACCTTTAACTATATCCCCTTTAGTATTCCACTCATCTGAAAAAATATGAATCAGCCGTATTCCGTTATTCTCACATTCTTTAGTTTTATTCAAATGATAGTTTTTATCTTTACCATTCGATTCACCGTGCCAGTATAATCCATTATATTCAATAGCAATTTTTTTATCAGGTAAATATATATCTAACTCTTTCCCGCCTAAAATAACTCTATCATTTTTAATTATTTCACCATCATATATCGTTTTAATATATTCAACAATCTCCGTTTCAGCTTTAGATATTGTATTTGTATTGCATATTTTGCAGTGTGGAATGTACCCATTATTTATAAACACATCTAATATATTATTACACTCATTACATTTAAATTTATAACGTTTAGTCATTGATCCAATATAATCTACTCTATCAAATAGTGGAGTTATATGTTTCCACTGTAAGAATTTATTAAAAATTCTATCGTAAGTAACCTTAACATTATTGTAACCTGCGTTACCGTATTTATTCAGTTTAGCTTGCTTTATTTTTTCTATCACTCCAATGTCCTTTGAAACGTTATCCACCCCAAATTTATCTATAACATTTTGCTTCATTGAATCCATTATATTATTACTTTGTAATGCGTGTTCAACACCATACCGTTTTTTCATCGTATTTTTATGTTTACTCTGTGTATCTTTGTTATTCATATAATGAACACCATTATACTTAACACTTATAGTATTTTTCAATGATATATTTTTTTGTTTGATGAGCGACTTTGATGTATTAGAACATTTTTTAGAACAATATCTTTTTTTTGATTTTTTATAAACTTCAAATGTATTATTACAATTACTACGTTTACATAATCTAAATTCGTGCTTATTCATATCTTTTGGTCTAGCCATTTTATATTCCTTACCTTTAACTCAAATGGTTTCTAATATAAGTATCAATAAGTTACAAAAACCTTTCAACTATTTTTATTTTCTACACAATAAACAAAAAACCCCAGTAAAAACTGGGGCTTTTCGTATTATAATTGATATTATAAATTACTCTGGAAAAGCAGCCCCCGTAGGTAATACAGAGAAGTCCAATACAATGAATTCAGCCGTTCTTGTCGGTTGAATAAATATCTGTCCAACTAATTGATTTCTGTCAATCACATCAGCAGTATTGTTACTGTCATCCATTACTACTTTAAAAGCACTTAATCCACTATTTGCTTGAACTGATTCCAAAAATGGATTCACAATGTTCAAGAACCTTGCTCTTGTAGAAGAATCATTTTGTTCAAATACCAAGAATCTGCTTGAGGAAGCAATAAACTTCTTCAATTTGATTAACAGTCTACGAACATTGATTCTATCAAGTGCAGAAGGTTTAGCTTGTAATGTTTTTTGTCCAAATACCACAATACCCTGACCTGGGAATGAAGCAATTGGATTAACTCTACCATTATACAATGAATCTCTATCAACATGAGTTAATTTCTTTTTCGTTAAACGAACTGAACTTAACCCGCCACGAGTTAAACCGGCAGGAGCAAACCATTCATGAGCTACTCTATCTGTGAAAGCAATCACACCTGGAATAACTACTGAAGGTGGCACCCACACTCCTACACCAGTAGAAGGATCATCCATTTTAACCCACGGATAGTAAGTTGCTATATAGTTAGAATCCAATGTAGAAACATCACTTACAGCAGTAGCTACGTTAGCACTATATGAAGAACCATCCATTACATAAAAAGCGTCAGCACGAGCTTCAACTTTATCAATAGCATGATTCGTTACTGTTGAGTGTAAGCTATGTATAATACCTGGAGTAACTAACATATTTATATCAATTTCATCAGGATTACTTACTGCGTTAATAGCACGTTTATAAGCAACCGAACCACTAGCGGTAGCTGAAGAACAATCATGTCCCATCACATTAGCAGCCACAATAGCATTTCCTGTTTTAGTTGGCTTTGCTGGATTAACTCCATCAAATCCATGTTGGAAAGGTACTGCGAACTTTAATTGTTCTGCAGATGATGATATTGTTAACTGACTCGTTAAAATACTAAAGTTAGTATATTTAGTATATTCTGAAGAAGAAGTTGTACCAAATCCATACATATTTTCTAAAGCAAAGTCAATGTTATTACCAGCAGTTTCACTCTTTGGAATTGGTGATAAATACACCAAATTGGTGTATAATTCACTATCCAAGAAAGATGGACCAATTTTGAATCCATAAGGAACTTCTGGTTTGTAAGTTGCTGTATCACGGGATGTTACCTGTGATGTATTGAATGAAGCTGATGGAACTCCTGCGGTAGATTTAATAGGATCTAATACTGCATCATACCCCATTGGTTGAAGTGATTTATTACTTGTAAAAGTAGTTTCATCATAATCACCAATACGGAAATATTTAGACATATTTGGATAATCACCATAAATAGTAATTTCACCATCGTTATTTACAGTTTGAAATTGATCACCAATCACTTTAACTAAATAGTTAGGTGAAGTTGGGTCCATATTCAATTTACTATAAGATTCTACCAAATTTCCATCTGAACTATATAAAGCTAATCCGAATTCAGCATATTCTGGACTTGAATTAGAATTTGATGGACGTTTTACATCACGAATTACTACATAATGATTATTACCAGCATTTCCATCTGCTCTCATATAAACTTTAAATAAGTTTGTAGCAGGTGATTGTGAATGTATCCAAGGTGTTCGAGCAGAAGCAGCATCTGCATTACCTGTAATTGTACTTACATAGGTTGTTGCGTCTACTGTATCAGCACCACTTTCAAAGTCAAATCCATCTGTATGAGTTTCGATAGAAAGTGATGATGATGTACTAATTAACCCTGTAGCATAAGAAGCGCTAATAGAACTTCTAAAATGTTTGTACATATAAGCAGGTGCATTTGTACTACCAATCTTAGTTGTTTTAGGTCCATCAGGTATTTTATTAGCAATAAAATCTGCTGTTCCTGTACCAGTTTCTAAAAGAGTTAAACTGGAAACACTTGCTGTAGCATTAGCCCCAGCTAATTCTAATGTGAATGAACTAGCGCTTGTTGCACCAGAAATTGAACCGCTGACTGAACCAGCGCCATCACTGTTATTTATTGCAGGTAAGAATGAAGCAACTACTTCTTTATGTGCACCACTTCCACTTACCACTAAATTAAAACCACTTACTTTATATCCACCTAAATATCCAACTTTCACTATTGTTACAGATCCAGCTGACTTTAAGTATTCTTTTACAGTATAGGGAGTATAAAAGTCCGTACTATACGAACCAAATACTTGTTCAAACTCAGAAAAGCTAGTTATCAATGTAGGAACAAATGACGGACCTTTAACAGTAGGACCGACAATAGCTGCTCCAATCTCCCCAATTCCTTGCGGAAGAAATGATAAATCTCTTTCTCTGGTGAAAACCCCTGGACTGACTATGCGTTCTGACATATTGTTTCTCCTAAAAAGGTTAAGAAATTATTAAATTTTAATTATATATAAATATAACTTAAAATTCTCAAAATACAACCAATTAGGGAATTATTTTTATTCAGAAGCGGTTTCGACGGCTTCTTCTTGAGGCGCAGGTGTAAATACTCCTGTTTCTGGGTCTAATTGACCAGGTCCATACTTTTCATTCAACTGTTGAACTAATTCTCGTTCTTTTTGTTGTATATCTGTATAATCAGTCTCCAACTTTTCTTCTGCTTCAACTAATGCATCTGATTGCTGTTCTAAGAGAATTCTTTGAACTCGAACTTGACCGAAAGCTGATTGAATGTTCTGGTAACCTTGACTTAATTCAGAAAGTGATTTTAGTTCATCTTCTGTGAATTTAGTTTCTTTGTTTGCCATTATTATAACTCCTTAATGTTATTTATGTTAGTAATATATATCTATTAAATATCTGAAACTGTATTATGAATTCACTATTTCGTACAATTTCGATTTTACTTTTAATAATATTTTAGTTTGTTTATATTTCCGCTTAAAAACTTTTAATTTTTTCAACCACCAATCAGCAGACTTTACCGTACAATGTGCGTTACTACCATCTGGCAATTTAGCCTTTGCTAATACAGTTGAAATACTAAAAAACACCAAGTTAGTTTTATAGGCAAAAATATCTTGTAGAATATCATTTACACTTCTCTCAGGTATATGTTCCATGACATCTATACATATAATAGCGTCAAAAAACTTAGATTTATCTGGCTTCATAGAATATTGTTCTATTGCAGGGTCATAGCATTCAACTTCTTTAATTCCCCATAATTCGTGAACCTTTGCTTCTGAGTATTGAATACCTTGCCCACATCCGTAATCTAATAGAGTTTTTGTATCCTCTTTTTTAAAAACATCGCCTAATACTTTCTTTAACATCAGAGTTGCATTTTGATTTATATCTGAATTGTATTTCTTTTTATATATATTTTTATAATATCCTAAATATCCATCATATTCTGCTTGTTTACTCTCTACTTTTAATGACTTTTTTACTTTTTCCAAATCATCTTTTATGTCTACTGATATACTATCGTAATCTGTTATTAACACTTTTATTTTTATGTTATTATCTAATGCCCGCATTTGTTCCAAACGTTTAACTATTTCTCTTTGCGTTGGTTCTAATAAAGCATATTCCTTTAATGTTTTTTGTCTAAACCCATATATCCCAATATGTTTATACAGACCTCCAAGTTTATTTATAGTATTCCCACTCCATAAAATACGTGTAAAATTGTCAGCGTACATATTTTCATCTACACATACCTTCACTACGTTTCTGTCTTGTAAATCATTCATACTTAAATGAGTACTACCTATTGTAGCCATTTGAACTTCACTATCATCGAATACAGAAATAAATTTATCAACCATTCCAGGATTTATTAACGGCTCATCACCTTGTATATTGATAATTATGTCATCGTCATCAAATTGTTTAGAAACTTCCGCTACTCTATCTGTACCTGATTGGTGGTCTACTAATGTCATTTGAGCTTCAATGTTATAGTTTTTTACAATATTGTAAGTACTACTATCGTCTACTGCTACTATAACCCTGTCTAACATTGTGGATTGTTCTACTTGTTTTGCTACTCGAACTACCATAGGCAATCCGTCAATATCTTCTAATATTTTATTCGGAAATCGAGTAGAATTTAATCTTGCTGGTATTATTCCTATTTTCATAATAAAACCTCATGTATTCTCTTTAATTGTATTAACATTTCTTCAAATTTATCAAGTGGCCATTGTGTAGATGAATCAGACTTTGCCATTTGTGGATTATCATGTACCTCGAAAAATAATCCATTTACTCCAGAAGCTACTGCCGCTTTTGCAAGAGTTGGTATCATATCTCTCATTCCACCTTTTCCCGGAAGTTGATTACTATGTGTAGCATCAAATACAACAGGAAATCCATATTCTTGCATAATTGGTATAGCTCTCATATCTGATACAAGATTGTTATAACCAAATTGAGTTCCTCTCTCTGTTATTACTAAATCTGTACACCCAGAGAATACAGCTTTCTCTACCACGTTTTTCATATCGTATGGTGATAAGAATTGACCTTTCTTTAGATTTATAATCTTTCCCGTCTTAGATGCCTCTACTATAATATCAGTTTGTCTACTTAAAAATGCGGGTATTTGTATTATATCTACTACTTCACCTACTTTAGATGCATGATGAGTTTCATGTATATCAGTTGTTATCGGAATGTCCACTATTTCTTTAACATCATTCAGTATTTCTAACCCATCATCTATGCCGACCCCCCTATACGATGAAATCGACGACCTATTAGCTTTATCAAATGAACTTTTAAATATTATAGGTATATCAACTCTCTCTGATATTTTAGACAATTCTATTGCCATTTTTAAAGTATGTTCTCTACTCTCTATAACACATGGACCAGCTATAACGAATAATGAGTTATTTTTTATAAATTGTATATTATACATATTTCCTCATTAAATATGTTTCCAGTACAGTCGGCAGGATGTAACCCAACGGTTGTAATAACATTAACTTTTTCTCTATTAGTATTAGACATAATTATCCTCCGTGTTGTTCAGTTGATTCAAACTTAAAAACTCTTTCATCATACCATTTGATATAGTGTTATTTACCATTAATTCTCCCGAATGATGGTAAAAGTATTCCCAAGGTTGTTTATCCAATTCGTACCCCATATCCATCATATCGAAATATAACTTTGTACCGTAATAAGGAGAAAGTATTGATAGTACATAATAATCAGCTTCTATTTTTTGAGCAAGTTCAATCGTCTTTTTAATATCGTCATCAGTTTCACCTGGGAATCCTGCCATGAAATATGCTGTAAACGGGACTCCCGCGTCTTTTAATATTTTAGCACCGCGAATCATATCTTCAACAGTTTCATCTTTTTGTATCTGTTTTAGTATCCTATCACTACCAGACTCAAACCCTAACTTAGCTCGTAGACATTTAGCATCTCTCATAAGTCCTGCCATCTCTTCGTCTAAATGGTCAGTTCTGGCTTCACATTTCCACAGCATATTAATATCTTCATCAATCATCATACGTAATATCTGTTTAACTCTCGGCTTCTTAATAGTAAATACATCATCTACAAAATACAATTTCGAGTTGTCCTTAATAATTAGATTAGACTTCATATCAATATTACCAGATGCACTAAAATCATACTCTGACCCATTCCAGTGGTGTTTTTTTAAGTATTTCATTTCGTCTATCACGGATTGAGGTGAACGGTATTGTGTTTTATCTCTTTTCCAATGAAATGGGGATGCACAATAATTACATCTATACGGGCATCCCCTAATTGTACATATATATGAAACATCAACCAAAGATTTCTCTTTTTCCGTCATCCCCCAAAACTTTTCTCTTTCCGGAAATGGTAAATCGTCAATATTCTTATTAACATCTGCATCTCCTATGTTAATAATAGACCTACCATCTCTACTCAATACTCCTGAAATAGTATTAACGGGTTCTCCATTTACTAATGATAACATAGCACTTTCACCTTCACGTTGTATACTATAATCGATAGCTGACAATTCGTTTAGTATATTACTATCAAGAGTGGCGTGAACTCCTCCAATAACTTGTTTCACATTAGGCATACGTCTTTTTAATTTATTAGAAAGAATATTAATTGAACTCACATTAGCTGTATAAGATGTGTATCCTACATAATCGGGTTCAAATTTTTCAATACTCGCTACTACCTCTTCCCAAATATTATGATTAGGGTTATTAAAATAGTCTTGATAACTTATAAAACTTTCTTTTGTATGGATTACACCGTATTTTTTAAATTTATTCTCCCCTTGAAAATCAGCGTTATACACCCACGCATCATGACCGTGAGTATTTAAATATGATGCTATATATGCTATTCCGAGCGAATTAGCGTTATAATGTGACCCTAACAATCTATAAAAGGGTGGGTTTACTAATAGTACTCTCATATTACAATCGTCTTTTTTTCTATTAATTCAACATCATCTACTGTACGTTGTACTTGTACATGAATCCAGTTGTGTTCCCAATAATTTATTTTCTCTTGAGCATCATTATTAAACATAATATCTCCTCTTTTTGATTTATTATTAAAATAATAATCCTCACTCTGAAATCTGTAATGGTTACATTTCAAATATGTAGATTCTAAATCACTCTCGTCTATTTTCCGGTGAACTTCGAGAGAAGTCAAAGGTGAAATTTTACTATACGATACGTATTCCGTCAAGTCGCCATTGAAAGTTTTACCCACTACTCTATGTCCATGCACGTTCAATCTGTCTACACTTTTATTTCTAACTATCGATTTTGTTAAAGAATACATCTTTTTATAATACGACGTTCTAACGGTAAACGAGTCTACTACGCTATCGGGTTGTTCTTTATGTCCACCATTATGAAAATCTACCGATGGAATAATTATTTGATTAAACTCTTTTCCTCTATTATCTAAAAAATTACTTATAGTATCATACCCGTTACGAGAATAAACAAATTCATCCAAGTCACAAATTAACGTCCATTCTGATTGTACAACATTAAAAACATTGTTATATGCCGAAATTTGCGGAGATTCGTCGATGACCTTTATCAAACTGATTTTATCAAGATATTTATGAATTACATCCAAATAATTATCTGTGCTATTGTGGTCAATTAAATAAAAATGGTCTACACCTTCATTAATATAATGAGTCAACCACTCATCTAAGATGTGGCTCTCGTTCTTGAAAATAGCCATTACAGATAAAAAATGTTTATCCATGTTTATACTACTGTCCTGTTTGGTGTTTTGTTTGCACACTTTTGACATATTATAGGCGCATCTTTACTCATCGGGTCACACGAAATAGTTTCTCTAATCTTAACAAACTTATCGACTACACTTTTAAATCCATCCGTTACTACGTTCCCTAAATCTACTACACCTTTCCAGTCCATACAACATAAATGTCCATTCCCATAATAATCTACTACAAGTTCCTTATACGGTCTACCACATGGGTCAGATTTAGTGTATTTAGTGAAATTATCTTTACGTAAGTCCAAACTTCCAGATTGAACCCATAAAAAACACCTCGGATGTAAATATTCTCTTATCCATTCCCAATCCTTATTATCATAATTACTTAAAATAATGGTACTAAAGTAATGAAGTTTATCTAAATGTTTTTCTATATATGTACCATTAGTGTTTAAAAAGAATTTAGACTCTGGGAATTTATCCCTAACTTTATCTATAATTCCAAACATACGATTCGCATACATTAATGGTTCATTATAATAGTGAAATGCGATTTGTCCATTGAACTCCATTTCATTATATAATGTGAATATCATTTTTAAAATCTCATCATCTGTAATAGGATTAGATGTATCTAATTTACCATACCTATCTACATCAGCACTCGGACATCTCGTATGAACATTAGCTAAATTACATCCTCTTCCAATTTCAATAGATAATAATCCTGTATCCTTCATGATATCTCCTTCAATTCAAAATCATCAATTTGGGTTCTACCTTCGAGTTTATCCCAATAATCTCTAAAATATTCTTCAACTGTATCTACATAATTTCCAGGCCAACTTGAAATCCCACGTTTAGCCTTAACATTGAAAAACCACTCCTTACTTTGTATAGGGTAGTGATTACAAACAATATACGCATTACTAATATCAGTTTCATCGCCTAATGTAAACATATTCCTCACCTTATGAAATTCTGGTCCTTTATTAGTACACGTTCCAAAGAAATCAGTACTAAAATCTATTGTATCATCTACTGTAATTCCGCCTTCATGTAAATAACATAAATGCGCTTGAATGTGACGTATCATATTAGTTCTCGTTATACTTTTGGGTAATGTATGTTTATGTATATCAAGAGTTATCCTGCGAGTAAACGATTCTACTACACTTTTAGGTTGTTGTATGATGTCATTTGACGTAAACATTTTTAATTCCATCAATATTTGGTCAAATTCATCACCACGTTTCTCAATCAAATCCTTTATGTTAGTATACCCATTTTTAGTATATACAAATTCATCTAAATCACACGTAAGTAACCACTCAGTTTCTATATCATGTAAAAAGTTATTGTACGATTTCTCTTGAATCTCTGTACCTGCTGATACAATCTTTCCCGATTGATTTAGTATATCCGGTTCTTCTTTTAATGTTATAATCGACCGATATTTATCTATAATTACTTGATATTCATCGTCACTATTGTTATTGACAAGGTAAAAATGGTCAATACCTTGTTTAATATAATGTTGTATCCACTCATCTAATATATGGGCTTCATTTCTAAAAAGTGCAAGTATTCCCACCGTGTTATTTTTCATAAAACTCCCCTAATTTCGTTAAATCCATACTGACATCTTTAGGCATTGAACGATTGTCACGTTCATTAATCGGAATAACATCACTTTTACTCAATTTAGCTAAACAAAACATACTCTTTAATTCTGTACCCACATTATATATACCTGTGGAATCGGATTCTATCAAATCGTTGTAAATCTTCGCCATATTGTCAATATAATCAAAATTTCCTATCAAATTAACATAAGCATCATCGTATTTAAACGGTTTTTGTTTATGAGTTCCTCTTATAATAAGATAGTCATCTAACTTTAATTCTATATAAGCGTCAGCTAATAGTTTTGTATAACTATACCAATTATTACCATGTATAGGTACATCGTTTTCTGATGTCAACGGTTCTGAATTAGTATATACATAATCAGTAGAAAAGTGGACAAGTTTTATATCCTTATCAACAAGATAATCTACTAACTCCACAACTGACTTATAATTTATACTCCAACTATTTCTTTTATTAACATCATACGTATTCGTATACCCAATGCAGTTTATAATCTCATCATAATCAATAAGATAATCTACGTAAGACTCTATATTAGTAAAATCTATACCATCTCGTTTTCTACTTATATAATCCCACCCAGTTATATGTTGTAGTTCCGACCCTAATATACCATCTCCTAAAATAAGTTTAGACATTAGTGTACTCGTCGTCTATAAATTTATTCACCCAATATACTACATAACTAATATCATCATCAGTCATATTATTAAAACATGGTAAAGTTATTAACCTTTTCCATTCAGTATCAGCTACCGGATACTCTCTATCTTGTTGTAATAAACTATACTGATGTAGTGGTTTAAAATGTACCGACGTGTGTATTTTTTTATCTGAGAGATAATCTACTAATTCATTTCTCCCAATAGTATCCGTAGAATTACCCGAAGTATATACTTTTTCATCTAATCGTGTACTATAATACTGCACAGTATCGGAATAAGGTGGTCTCTCGAATGTATCTGATAATTCATTATTATAGCGTTCTTGAATATGTCGTCTTGTTTTTAAGAACCCGTCTAACTTCTTCATCTGAGATAACCCAAGTGCTGCTATTATATCAATCATATAATACTTGTAACCGAGAGTATCAATTTGATAATCCCATGCATATCCTGGTGTTGTACCATCTTTTCCAGATGCTCTACTCCATGTAGACGTTACACCAAACCATAACATTTCACGAATCTTTTTAGCTAACACGTCATCATTGAGTGTTATCATACCTCCGTCTCCAATCGGCATCGTCTTTACTGCTTGAAATGACCATACTGCCACGTCACCCTTTGTTCCGGCACCATCTGTATAACAACTATGTGCGCAATCTTCAATAATAAATCCCCCAAACACTTTTCTAATCTCATCTATTGGTGCGGGTACTCCCGCCATATTTACAGCTATTAAAACTTCTGAATTCGGTTTCTTCCATTTTTCTACTTCATCCGCAGTTATATTCAAATTTACTTTATCCACATCTACTATATTAGTTGAGCACCCATTCCATAAAGGAATTTGAGCGGTTGCTGTAAACGACATTGTTGGATTAATAACATCTATTCCAGTGAATCCCATCGCTTTCATTACCAAATCTTGTCCATGAGAATTACTCGTTACTGATATGGCGTGTTTTGCTCCTACAAGTTTTGCAAACTTCTCTTCAAACTCTTGGACTTTCGGACCTTTACCCCACCATCCACTAAGAATTACTTCTCTGATAGCCTGAATATCTGTTTCATCTCCTACAGGTCCTAATACTTTTAAAGGGGTTTCTCGTATTTTCATTTATCTACTCTCTTCCACATTACAGGAACAACTTCTGATGTTCCGAAAAAATAGTTATGATGTGTATACATAATACTTAATAACCGTTCTGATAGGAATGCCAACATTCGTGTTTGGTCTGATGGTTGAACATATGGTAATAAATACCGAGTACCGTTATATAATTCAAATAAAATCTCAAAAAGTACTTCACATACTTTATTAAAAACATCTCTGTGAGTAAAGAACATATTAAACGGATAAAAATCAATTTGAGTGTCCAATAAATCCAATACGTGTTGCGGTATATCAATTCGTTTTTGAAAAACTGCATCCTTTAATATCCGTATACCTATATCTGTATGACACATTCTATATTGACCGTATAACGTTTCATCTACAACCTCACCTTTAATTGTTTTATGAAATCTTAGTGGAGATGTGACGTATAAAGTATTATCACTTAATTTTAAATCTTCACGTATTAACCATTTACGTCTATACTGATTAACGCCTACAAACTCATCATTGGTATTTTTCCATACCCAATATAACCCCGTTAAATCTCCCATCCATTTATTCATTGTTGAAATATTATCATGTGTATCATCAAATAAAAATGACTTTTCTTTTAAGGTGTCTCTATATTCAGACGAAAATGTGTGTGACCCGCACATTAAATTACTCTGGGTAAATTGCGTAAACCTGTTTTCATTACCTTGAAAACACATTGTATATAAAACTAATTTATCTAAGGTCATATCTTAGTATTATAAAAATTGATAGTACATCGTCAGGTAAGAAGTTATCACATAACCCATATCTACCACACGGAATTAATGGTGATTCAATTATATCTATATCATCTATTTTAGATAACATATTTTCTTTCATACGTTCATTCATATATTAACACCTATGATAATAATTGGAATCAATCACGTATGATATGATAAAAGATGATGATTTATGTTCTATTTTCATTTTTTATCTACAAACCAAGTACTAAATTTTTTCCTCTCATCGTGAATGTACTTTAGATATGAATCCATCTTATCCTTCCAATTTACATCTATTCCAGGATTAAATACACCCGATTTGTAACTGGAGAAAACTCGATTTATCCATTCTTTACAATCTACTCCATTCGCTTGACATTCAAATAAAAATCTATTTATGTGATAAAATGACCCCTGATGAACTTTATTGTACACATCAATCGGCTCTATTTCTTTATCTAATACAGCCGAGTAAATTGCTGACTCGCTTATATGAGTCGTATAAATTTTATGTGCATTTGTTAAAAAATGATACATATCTATATCACGTGGTAAAATTCTATCAGGTCCAAATAAATCTTTTAATTCACCTATTACAGCATGAGTAGTAATCGGATGAGGTTTAAAATAAACATCACTATCATGTGTATCACGTATAAGTTTTAACTTATTCAAACATACGTTCTCTTTTAACTTATTAGACCCAGCTAACACTACAAGATGTCCTACATTTTCAAAATCATTAACATTTGTTTCTCGACTCTGATATTTATTAGCTACTTTTTCTTCTATATTAACTTTGAGATACCCTGAAAAATCTAATACATCAGATACATTATCATCGTATGCGTGTTGCATTTGACGTAATCTTATTTCAAGATTTAATGGCTGTATTATGAAATTAGTAGCGTATTCAGTATAACCTAACGTCTTAAAATATGGCATTTCTTGTGCGATAACATCATAACTTACTTCAGTCTTGAATTTTTTCATTTGTTTCAGAAAATAGATTTCTACTTCACGTAACATATCTAAACTCTCATGTTTCTTTAAAGGTCCAATTCTTTCTTTGGCAACTTTTTTATTAAACATTTCCATTTCTTATAACTCCTTATGTAATGTAACAATATTAATACTATAACTATACATATAATACCAATTCACCAAAATCAAAAATAAATTACCCTATATAAAAACTAGTTGTTCTTTGTGTTATAAATGTTGTTGTTGTAGATTTGTTAGTATTTGTATTTTTATTTGTACTCCAAGTTGTTGTCCAATTTGTAGTAGTGCTTTTTGAAGTGTTAAATGTTGTTGTTGTGCTTTTAGAAGTAGACCAAGTAGTTGTTGTACTTTTTGAAGTAACCCAGGTTGTAGTTGTAATATGATTTGTGCTCTGGGAAGTATTAAATGTTGTAGTTGTACTTTTACTTGTACTCCAAGTTGTAGTTGTAGATTTACTTGTAGACCATGTTGTAGTTGTACTATGATTTGTATTTGTTGAAGTATTCCAAGTTGTAGTTGTTGATTGTGAAGTATTCCAAGTTGTAGTTGTAGATGTATTTGTAGACCAAGTTGTAGTTGTAGATTTACTTGTAGACCAAGTTGTAGTATAAGTTGTAGTTGTTGATTGTGAAGTTTTCCAAGTTGTAGTTGTTGCTTTTGAAGTACTCCAAGTTGTAGTTGTACTTTTGCTTGTAGACCATGTTGTAGTTGTACTATGACTTGTGCTTGTTGAAGTATTCCAAGTTGTAGTTGTTG